ATCACGATTTTTTAGACAATTTAGCTAATGATCAGCATCAAAAAATGCTTCGTGAGATCTCAAATGATGATTTAACGCCCAAAAAACGCGACAAATTGAAAGAAACTGAACTTTATGTTGACGGTTACTCTTTTACTGAGAAAGTTAGTGATCCAGAACCTCTTTATGAATGATTCATTTTTATTTTCGTTGCTAAATAAGGTAGAATTGTAGTATTTAATGCCCATCGAGCGCATCAATAAAGCATTTAAAGACGTTTCAATGTCTTTTAAGGTTAATCCGTTAACCAAAGATGTTATTGCGCTCAAAAATGAGACTGCAATCGCTCGCTCTATTCGTAATCTTGTGCTTACTGATAGGGGAGAGCGATTTTTTAACCCAAATTTGGGTTCAAGAGTAGGGCGTGTACTATTTGACGTTGTTGATGATATCTCTGCAGCTACTGCAAAGGAAGAAATTGAATCTGTTATTGAATCTTTTGAACCTAGAGTCGAACTTATATCAGTTAATGTGAAACCTGACTTCGACTCAAATGAATTAAATGTCGCAATTAGATATACTATTGTTGGGATTGATGCACAACCTCAACAATTATCATTCGCATTACAGCCAACACGATAATGCCATTAGTCAATTTTGCAAATCTAGACTTTGATCAGATAAAGACATCGATTAAAGATTATCTTAGAACTAACTCAAATTTCACTGATTATGACTTTGAGGGTTCTAATTTATCTGCAATCATTGATGTACTTGCTTATAATACGTATATAACCTCTTACAACGCCAATATGGTGTCGAATGAGGTGTTCATTGATAGTGCAACTCTTAGAGAAAATGTTATTTCTCTGGCAAGAAATGTTGGATACGTTCCAAAGTCTGTAAAAGCAGCGAGAGCTAATATAACTTTCAGTGTAGATGTAAGCACTTTCAGTACAAAACCAGAATCTATAACTTTAAATAAAGGAATAGCATTTCAGACTAAAAAGTTTGGAACGGAAAATTATAATTTTTCTATTTCTGATGATATAACCGCAACGGTTTTTGATGATACTGCTACTTTTGAAAATATAGACATATACGAAGGAACATATATTACAAACAATTTTACAGTAGACGCATATAATCCAAATCAAAGATATATTCTTCAAAATGCAAACGTAGATTTATCAACTCTTCGAGTCTCTGTTAAATCGAACCAAAATGCTTCTATCAGTAGAAAATATAAGCAAGCTGATAGTTTATTCAATATTGACTCCGAATCTGCGGTTTATTGGGTTCAAGAAATTGAAGATGAAAGATATGAAGTAGTTTTTGGAGACGGAGTTTTTGGTAAAAAACTTGAATCTCCAAATTACATCGAAATATCATATATTACAACAAACGGAGAAGGTGGTAATGGTTTTGAACAATTTCTTTTTACAGGTAAATTAACAAATACTCGACTTGGAACAACTCTTGCACAAGGAATATCTTCAATCTTAACCAATACCAATTCTTTTGGTGGAACAAACATTGAAAGTATTGAATCTGTAAAGAAATCTGCATCTAGAACTTATGCTTCTCAAAATAGAGCAGTCACTGCTGTAGATTATGAATCTGTTGTTCCAATAATTTATCCAGAAACAGAGTCTATCTCAGTATTTGGTGGAGAAGAACTAAGTCCTCCTCAATTTGGAAAAGTTTACATTAGCGTTAAACCAATAAACGGTGCCTATCTGTCCAACTTTATTAAGGACAACATTAAGCGTGATTTAAAGCAATATTCTGTTGCAGGAATCGTACCTGAAATCATTGATTTAAAATATCTCTATATTGAACCAGATATTAAGGCATATTATAATACCAACCTGGCTAAGTCCCAGAACGCCGTCAGTAGCGTTGTAACAGGCAATGTTGAGAGATATGCCGATTCGACGGAATTAAATAAATTTGGAGCAAGATTCAAATATAGTAAGTTTTTGAAGATGATTGATGATAGTGATGAATCGATCACGTCTAACATCACTACTGTTGTCATGAGAAGAGATTTGAGAGTGGTATTAAATAGTTTTGCGGAATATGAAATTTGTTTTGGTAATAGATTCTATATTAAAAATCACGGACACGGAACTCATGGAGGGCAAATAGGGTATAACATCAAATCCTCTGGATTTAGTGTGAGTGGCATTCCAGGAACTGTATATTTGGCGGATTCTCCATATAATGATCTTGACACTGGAACAGTAAATTTAATCAGACTTAATTCTGCAACTGAAGCAGTTGTCGTTAAAAGAGATGTAGGAACTGTAGATTACATAAAGGGAGAAGTAAAACTGAATCCAATCAATATTACATCAACTCTCTTGAATAGAGGATTCCCATTAATTGAGATTTCTGCTATCCCATATTCAAATGATGTTATTGGATTACAGGATCTTTATTTGCAACTAGATACTAATAACACAACAATCTCTTCCATATCCGATAGAATCTCCTCTGGTAATGATATTTCTGGTTCTAACTACATAGTCTCTTCAAGTTATGCAAATGGTAGTCTAGTTCGTGGGCCAGTGATTACAATATCAAGAGGATCTGTAGATGATCAATCTATGTCAACCATGACTACAAATAGGAACAGAACTAGATCGACAGGCACCACGACAACTTCTACAACTTCTACAACCACAACCACACCTACATCATCTCCTTCTTCCCCATCAGGCGGTTATACTTACTAATAGCGTAAAATGATATCAACAGATTTAAAAAGAGTACAAATTCAGGATATTGTTGAAAATCAACTCCCAGCTTTTGCTAGAGATGATTTTCCTTTAATTGTAGATTTTTTAAAACAATATTACATTTCTCAGGAATATCCTGGTGCTCCTGTTGATTTACTTCAAAATATTGATCAATATTTAAAGATTGATTCATTAACGAACAATACTAGTTCGGCAGTTTTGTCAGATTCAGTATCAATTTTAGATTCAACAATTACGGTTGATCTTGGTACTTTTGGAACTTTAGGAACATATCAATTTCCAGAAAAGTATGGACTGTTACAAATTGATGATGAAGTTATTCTTTATACCGGAAAAACTAAAAATACTTTTACTGGATGTATAAGAGGTTTTAGTGGCATAACTTCATACAAGAGTAAAGATAGATCAGATAAACTTACTTTTACCGAATCTGAAGTTCAAACGCACGATAAAGGTTCTACAGTAATAAATCTGAGTAATTTATTGCTCGAAGAGTTTTTAATTAAGGTAAAAACTCAATTTGCTCCAGGTTTTCAAAACAGAGAGCTTGATTCTGATGTAAATCAAAAACTTTTCATATCTAGAGTCAAAGATTTTTATCAGTCAAAAGGAACAGATAAATCCTTTAAGATACTCTTCTCTGCTTTATATGGAGAAGAAGTAGAAGTATTAAAACCAAAGGACTTTTTATTCAAACCATCTAACGCAGAATATAGAGTAACAAAAGACTTGGTTGTTGAAGCTATTTCTGGAAATCCTCTTGAATTAAAAAATCAAACTTTATTTCAAGATAGTTATGATGAATATGATATTGAACAGGCATATGCGTCTATCACAGACGTTGAAAAATTACTTCATGGAGATAAAACTTTTTATCAATTGAGTGTTGACTTTGATTATTCAAAAGACATCACTTTTGATGGAAGTGTTTTGGGGGATTTCTCTATTCATCCTAAAACAAAAGTAGTAAATGATGTGTCCATCGGATCATCAATCATCGATGTTGATTCAACTTTAGGTTTCCCCGACAGTGGAGAACTTGTAGCTACAAACTCATCTGGTTCTGCTGGAATATTAACTTATCGATCCAAATCGACGACTCAATTTTTTGGAGTTGGTATAGCTAATACAACTGTTGTTGGTATAAAAACAGCAATCTCTGCAGAGCAGGATGTAAGAATAAATTCCTTTGCGTATGGATTTGTTGGATCTGGATCAAGTAGAGTTGATATGAGAATAGGTTCTGTTTTATCAGAACCAGTGATTAATACAGATACTTATTATTATAATGCAAATGACTCTGCAAAAATTAAATCTCTTGGAATTACCACTACCAGCGCAAAGGCTGCTAATTGGTTGTATAATATTTCCACAAAATTTGATGTAGAATCTGTAACCATTTCAGATTCTTCTGTTCCATCTTATTCTGTTGTAACGATTGCAAAAAATAACTTTAGAGTTGGCGACTCTATTGATATTACTTCATCAGCAACTTCAACAGGAACTATTATTTCCATCGTTGATGAAAATGAATTCATAATTTCTGGCCAAGGAGAATTGACAGGTGGTAGTTTTACTGTAAAAAGAAATATTTTAAAACCAAACGTAGATACTAGTATATCTCAATATTCATATCTGGAAAATTTATATGCAGATGTTCAAAACACATATTTAAATTTTAATGAAGATTTACTTGTATCTTCATCATCACTTCCAAATTATTATGAATCAAACTTAACTTTTTATGATAAAAAGATTGAGTTAGATGGAAGTTATAGTGGAGAAACATTCACAGTCAGTGAAGTAACTGATCACGGTTATCAAACTGGTGATGCCGTCTTTTATAATAAAAATATTACCCAAGATGCAACATTTGGATTTGATATAATTAGTGGATTTGATATTGAAGAAGGAACATACTTTGTTGAGAGAGTAAACTCAACTCAATTTAAACTGGCAACAAGTCAAGCAAACCTTTATAATCAAAGTTATGTTTCAGTCTCTGGTATCGTAACTTCAAATAGTCTTGAGGTTAGTGAATTTCATAACAAAGCAATTGAGCATCAACATTTGTTGAGAGAAATAAAGCAACCAGTTAATGATGGAGAAACTCATTTAACGGAACCTGGAAAAATTGGAATTCTTGCAAATGGAGTTGAAGTTTTAAATTATAAATCTGAAAATGTTGTATATTATGGAAAAATTGAATCACTAACAGTGTCTTCTGGTGGAAAAAATTATGATGTAGTTAATCCACCTGTTCTTGGAATCACAGATGATGTGGGAACAGGAGCTACCGCTAAGTGCGCTATAACTGGAAATTTAGATAGAATTGAAATAATTGATCCAGGTTTTGACTATGTTTCTGAACCTACTATTTCAATTTCTGGAGGAAATGGTTCAGGAGCAAAAGCCTCAGTTAATACTAAGTTGATAGAACACGCTGTTTCTTTTAATGCTACAGAAGACTCTGCAAGAGTTTCTCTTGATAACGATACTATCGGGTTTTCAACCTTCCATAAATTTAGACACTCTGAAAAAGTTGTCTATAAAACAGATGGACAAACAGGTATTCTTGGACTTTCTACCGAGTCATATTATTATGTTGAAACAATTGATGCGTCAACAATAAAACTATACAAAAATGTTGGTGATGTCATCTCTGGTATAAACACAATAAATTTAACTGCTTTTGGTGAGGGTGTCCATCGAATTCAATCTTTCGATAAGAAGAGGGTTATATCTAATATTATAGTTGATAACTCTGGATCTGGATATTCAAATAAAGAGAGAAGCACAACTTCAGTTGGAGTAAATACTGCTCTTGATCAAATTAACATTGTAAGTCATGGATATAAGTCTGGTGAAGTTTTAAAATATACTGCTTCTTCATCTTCCATCGGAGGAATAAGTGATGGAAGCACTTACTATGTCTCCGTTGTTGATGACAATAACTTTAAACTTTCTTCAGTTGGCGTTGGAACTACAACAAAGTCTTTTTACTATAATACAAAACAATATATTGATTTAACTTCAGTTGGATCGGGTACACACACATTTAACTATGAGCCTATAACTGCAACTCTCAATGGAGAGATTGGCGTCTCTACTTTTGCAGGACAAGACTTTAATGCAGTTATTCAACCAATATTCAGAGGTGAAATTGAGTCAACTCAAGTTACTAGTACTGGTGTTGGATATGGTGCATCTACAATAATAGGATATAATAGACAACCAACTTTTACACTTTATAGTGGTTCTGGTGCCGAATTACTTCCAATTATTAACAATGGAAGAATAACCGAAGTCCTAGTTACAAATCAAGGATCTGATTATAACTCTCCACCAGAACTCGTTGTTTCTGGAACTGGAAAGTATGCAAAGTTAATTCCAGTCATAAGTGGAGGAAAAATTACTGAGGTTAAGATAGAGAGTCCTGGAATAGATTATGAGAGCGGAACAACAGAAATAGAAATAATTTCCAGTGGATCTGAAGGTAAATTTATTGCAGAGATTCAACAGTGGACTGTCAATTTAGTTGAAAAGAATTTAAATACGGTTACTGATGATGATGGAATTTTAACATCATCATTGAATGATAATTATGGAATACAATTTACACACCTCTATGCCCCTAGAAATCTGAGACAATTATTGTTTGGAAGATCTCAAGACAATAAAATTCAATATGGAGTTTCTGATTTACAAAAAACCAATGATGAAGAAATTACATCTAAATTCCATTCTCCAATAATTGGATGGGCATATGATGGAAATCCGATTTATGGGCCTTATGGATTCTCGACACAAACGGGAGGAACAATTAGGGCAATGGAATCTGGATATGAGAAAGTTGAGAGTTCTACACGTCCATCATCCTTTGCAGTAGGATTTTTTGTTGAAGATTACGAATTCACCGATAATGGAGATCTCGACGAGCATAATGGACGTTTTTGTGTAACTCCAGAATATCCAAATGGAACTTATGCTTATTTTGCAACTATCAATCCAACTAAAAATGAATCTTCTGGTGCCTTTGCAAAATTTAGAGCACCAGTATTCCCATATTTGATTGGTAATAGTTATAAATCAAAACCGAATACATTTAACTTTGATTATAAATCAAATCAAAATGACTATGATTTAAATTCATCTGACTATTTTAGAAACACTACACCATATCAATTAAATGTTGGTAATGTGTATTATGACTTTTTATATCAACCAAATAAGATAAAACCGCAATCAGTAAATATCAATGCAACCTCAAAAGGAACGATTGATGGTGTTGGCATTATAACTGGAGGCCAAGGTTACCAAGTAAATGATAAAATTGTATTTGATACTGAATTAAATGCACAACCAGCAAAAGCAAGAGTTAGTAAATTAAAAGGAAAAATTGTAGAAAGCGTTAGTGTGGCTTCTACAACAACATCTAATCTAGAAATTGCTCCTTATGATTCAAAAGGATCTTACGTTGCATTTAGCACCTCTCCACATGGATTGATTAATTTGGATTTGGTATCTCTCACGGGATTTAATACCTCCATCAATAGTCTTCAAAGAACTTTCAATATTGGTGTTTCTACTGAGAAGTTTTCGCTGACAACAGGTGTTGGCACAGACGGTGCGACTGGAATCGTCACTTTCTTTAATATATCTGGAGGTTCTTTTAAAAACGAACTTTTAGGTTTAAGAGAAAATGATATTCTAGGAATAGGATCAGAAAGAATTAGAATCCTTAACGTAGATAAAGAAAATTCTAGAGTTAGAGTTCTTAGAGCTGTAGATTCAACAGTTGCATCTGCACACACAGCAACTACAGTTTTAAGTGAAGTTTCTAGAAAGTTCACATTCAAATCTATTCCAGAAAATAAAGTTAAGTTTAATCTTAACAAACAAATATATTTCAATCCAAATGAGTCTTTAGGAATTGGAACTCTCTCTGGTGTTGGAATTGGAAGCACCATTTCTTTCTCAAATCCAGGAGCTGGATTAACACAAATATTCATTCCAACTAGAAACATTTATCTTCCAGATCATGAACTTAACACTGGTGATGTTGTAAATTATAAAAATAATGGTGGACAATCGATTGAAGTTAGATTAGGAACTAGTGCCGCTTACAGATTAAACAATAATTCTTCTTTATTCGTTGCAAGGGTATCTAAGGACATAATTGGAATTTCTACTTTCAAAGTTGGACTTGGAAGCACGGGAACTTTTGTTGGAATTGCTAGTACAACCTCTAGTAGTGGACTTCTTAGCCTCACTGGAATTGGAACTGGAACTTACCATAGTTTCACCACAGTTAAAGAAGATGTTGTAAATGCTGAGGTAACTAAAAATCTCGTTACCGTATCTACATCATCTACTCATGGATTGTCTTTAAGAGACTCTGTTGAAGTTGCTGTAAATCCAACAACAACGACAACCATTACCGTTAAGTACAATGATCACAACAGAAGAATTGTATTTAATCCTAAAACATTTGTGGCAGGTAATGTAGATGTAAATGAAAATACAATTACCTTAAGTAACCATGGATTTAATAGTGGTGATAAAGTTATCCATACCGCCACAACTTCTTCTGGTGGATTAGTAAATGAAAGTATCTACTATATTTTCAGATATAGTAAGGATAAGGTAAAACTTTGCAACACTGAATATGAGGCGTTAAAATTTAATCCAAAAGTTGTAGATATATCTTCAGCTTCTGCAGGAACTTTATCTGAAATTAATCCATCAGTCGATGGATACAGAGGAAGCACATTAGAATTTGATTTATCGGATTCTTCTCTTTCCTCTATTAGCAACTCAACTCTTTATTCAGCCTTTGAGTTTAATATTTACTCTGATGGTAATTTTAAAAACAAATTTGAATCTAGTTCAAAAACTAAATCCTTTGAAGTTTCTAAAGTTGGGAATATTGGAATTAGTACAAATGCATCGTTGACATTAACAGTTAGTGATAATATTCCAGAAAAACTATATTATAAGTTTACTCCAACTAATACTAGTTTTGTTTCTTCAGAAAAACAAGAGATTGTTATTGACACCGAAGTTTCGGGAAATAATGAAATTAATTCAGTAAACAGCGACTATTCTGGATCTTTTGTGGTTACTGGTATTGGATCTACTGAATTTGAATATAATTTACCCAAGGTTCCAGAATCTTCTTCATACACAACATCAAATTCTAATATAACATATGCAACTGATTCTACCAGTGCTTATGGATCAATAGAAGATGTCTCAATAACTTATAAAGGGAACAATTATCAGAATGTGGTTGGAGTATCGACGATAGTTGGTGTATCCACTAATATTAATAGAAAGGGATTTATTTTAGAACCATCCAGTTCGTCAATTGGAAAAATTATTTCTACAGAACTCGATAGTATTGGTTTTGATTATCCAACTGATAAAACTTTGAGGCCTGTTTTAAATCTCCCAGAAATTCTTCAGATTGAACCCCTTGCATCATTTGAATCTATCGGAATCACATCTGCGGGACAGAATTACTCTTTGGCACCTGGTTTAGTTGTCATTGATGGTTATACTGGAAAGCAAGTTAAAGACGTTGATTTGAGGTACAACCTTGGTGATACTGAGGTTCGTATTGTTAGAAATACGTATGGAATTTATGATACTCCACCAACAATTTTGCCAGTAAACAATAGCAACGGTGTTGCTATTAACGATGTAACATATAATTCCTCAACCAAAGAGGTTACTGTAGGATTAAACACATCCTATAGCGATTCAGTTCCTTTTGTCGTTGGTGATAAAGTTTTAGTTGAAAATGTTAGTGTAGGAGTTGGTAGCACAGGATACGGATTCAATTCCTCAGACTATGACTATACTCTCTTTACTTTAACTGGAGCAAACATTCCTCTTGGTGGAAGTATTGGAGTTGTTACCTTTAGTCTTAATGGAATTATTCCTGCAGGCAAATTACCTGGAAAATTTGACGAATCGAATTCGTCTGGAAGAATAGTCGCGGAAAAAGATTTCCCAATATTCCAATCAATACTCAAGAAAAACAATTTTATTCTTGGCGAAGCAGTAACTTCAAACGAAAACATTGGTAAAGTTGAGAGTTGGAATAATGAAATTGAAATATTAAAAGTTTCTACTACTAGTGACTATGAAATTGGTTCTTTAATCGTAGGCGAAACTTCAAGAACACAAGGAAGGATAAAAAGAAAATATGATTTTAATGCTGAAGTAAAAACAGGATCATCCTCTATCGTCAGAAAGGGTTGGAGAAAGGAAACTGGATTCTTGAATTTCAACACAGAGAGATTATCTGATAATGATTACTATCAGAATTTCTCATATTCGTTGAAATCAAAAGTATCTCTTGAAAAGTGGGATGATGCTGTTAGTTCTTTAAATCATACTGCAGGATTCTTAAAGTTTAGTGATTTAATTATAGAATCATCTGATAGAGTTTTTGATGGTGTATTTACCGAACTTACTGGAAGCAATATCGATGTTGTATCTGATGTTAGTCGCGTTATTGATTTAAATTGCTATCCTTACTTTGATTTGGTTACAGAAAATGCTGTGGGAACAGGTGCGGCATTATCTGACGAAATTATCTTCTCGACAAGATCTTTAACTGATTATTTTGAATCTGTTGGAAATAGGGTTCTTACAATTGATGATCTTAGCGGTAGTTTTAATGACGAACCAAGGCCAGAGAAATTCTCTATTGTCCATAAGTTTGATATCAACCAAAGATTTAAGAAATTCTTCACTTTTGTTAGAGACAAGAGATTTACAGATGAACGTCAATCCTTAATGGTGAGCATTCTTCATAACAAGTCTCAAGCGTGGATTAACCAATATGGTAGAGTTGAATCTGTTTTAGATTTAGGATCTTTTGATTTTGGAATTTCTGGAACTGAGGGACAATTAGAATTTTTCCCAACCAAGTTTGCAGTCAATAATTACAATGTAAGTTTTGCAAGTTTCGATATTGATCATGCTGTCACTGGCGTCGGAACAACTGCATTGGGTGGTGTTGTTAATATAGATTCTTCTCAGACATCTGTTTCTGCAGGAACAACAACAACTATTGTGGGAATTGCTTCCACCTATAGAGCTTCAAAAGTTCTTGTTGAAGTTGACGGAAGTAACGGAGAACTTGAACATACAGAAATAAGTGTTATTCATGATGGATCTACAGTTGAATTATTAGAATTTGGAACTCTAACTACGGATACGGTAGATTCCTCTTATGTTGGAACTGGGTTGGGAACCTATCATGCAGAACTTTCTAGTGGAAGTTTAAATGTTAAATTTAGTCCTAATGTTGGAGTTGCGGCTACCGTAAATTCAATTGTGGTTTCTTTAGCAAGCACGGCCACTGGTGTTGGAACTGTTCTTCTGGGAGATACTTCTGAAAATATTGCAAGAGTCAACTCTGTCTATACCTCAATCGCATCTTCTGGTTCTCCAGGAATACACACGATTGCAGAATACACCAACTCTGGAACCATTGATTATTCCACTTCATATTGTTTGGTTTCAGTACATGACACTACAAATAATAAGTATCAACTATCTGAGGTAATTCTTCTCAATGATAGTTCTGATGTTTATATTACTGAATATGGAAATATTGATACTAATGGCGGAATAGGAACTATTGGGGCACTGAAAACATCCACAAAAACATCATTACAATATACTCCTCCAGCCAGTGTAAATACGCAAGTACGTGTATTCCAAATGGCAGTGGAGTTGGTGGAATTTGATGAAACTTCAAAAACTGAAATTGATTTAAATAATGCCTCAATCACTGCTGGTTATGGATTCTACTCTGGAACAGAAACCGATATCTTAAGACAGTTTGGATTGCAGCATGATGGAAGAAATATATTCCAGAGAGATTTTAGTGGCAATGATTCCACAGTAATTGATGTTACCAATAATTTGATAAATGTTCCTGAACACTTCTTTGTGACTGGAGAGGAATTAACATATGCCTCTGATAGCACTGCAATCGGAATCGCTACAACTGCGTTTGCTGGTGTTGGTGCTACAGATTTACTGCCATCCACTGTATATGCTATTAAAGTTGATGATCAGAACATTAGACTTGCTAGATCTGCCGAAGATGCTTTGAAGTCTGTTCCAGTTCCTCTTGATATTACCTCTGTTGGTGTTGGAACAGAACATACATTTACATCTAGAATTCCAAATACTAAGTGTATCATCGCCATTGATAATCAAATTCAATCACCTATTGTCTCCACGGCCGTTACAACTGGAATTGGTAAGACAATTAGTTTGACTGATGACATTATCGAGTTCACTGGTATTACTTCATTCTTCGGAGGAGATTTGATTTTAATTGATGATGAAATTATGAAGATCAATACTGTTAGTATTGGCAACACAAATCAAATATTGGTTGATAGACAATGGATGGGAACAGGACTATCAACACACGTCGTTGGTGCGGCAGTAACAAGAATTGAGGGTGACTATAACATTGTTGGCAATAATATTAACTTTATAACAGCACCTAAGGGGCCAACTCCTTTAAGCAGCACTGCTAATCGTCCAGATGAAAGAGATTGGACTGGTATAACGACATTCTCAACTTTCCAGGGAAGAACATTCTTAAGATCTGCTTTATCTGATACTACGAGTGCAGCATATAACACTAACTATGTTTTCGATGATATCTCTCAAGGATTTAATGCTACT